ACATAATACCAGCAAAAGGTACAACTGTCAATCCCATTCCACAAAGAAAAAGAAAGAAAGGACTTGCTGCTAGGGTTTCAACCAAGTGGAAAATCATCTTCCTCTCCAGTTCTTGTATTCATAATACATGTATTGGTCAACTTCGTCAAGTCCTTGTAAAGGGGCGTTAACATTCCAAATAGACCATTCTTTGCAAAACTGTTTAATATCTATATTGTTTACAATATTGTGCCCATACATTCTCACAAAAGAAGACATTGCAAAATTGTATCTTTGTTTATTTGACATATGCATAATTAAGTCCCCAATAAATCCACAAACTAATTGTAGAAAAATATATTAAGGATAATACAAAAAGTGTTTTAGTCATCTTCTTCGTCCTCGTAAGTTGATGGTTCTTCAAAGAGTTCATCCATTTTCTGTTGAAAAACTCTTTGGTATAGTTCTTGTAAGTCTTCTTCGGTGAATCTTACCATTCTCTCTATAAGGATATTTTTAACCAGGGTAATAGAGGAGGAATAACACCAACTAATCTTAAAAGTCCCTCAGCAAATAAAGCAAGAACCACCCAACCGACGCACATACTAATGATAGAAGCATTACGGTTGTGTCTTCTGATAGCATCATCGATCATCTCCTGAACTTCAGAACGGGTAATAAACTCTTCTTGTTCGTGCATCATTTCTCGTCTCCAAGAAACTTTGCAAGAGGATCTTTGCGGGTTTTTAAAATCTCACATGCTCTATAATAAAACATATTATTGGTGTTACCAGAGGCTTCAAAAGTTGCCTTGATCTTCACCCAATTTTCATAGGTGTGTTGATCCATAGGTTTGTCCCTGTGATACTATTATATACTAATCACAGACACTTCAAAGTCAACTTTTTGTGTTCATATCGTAACACTGTTGAAGAAATTATTAAATTTGTAAGTTATCTTAACGGAAAGAACAGGAATCGAACCTGCGAGGGCGTTAACCCCAGCCGCTTTCAAGGCGGTGTCCTCGACCAACCGGACTCTTTCCAGTAATAGGTTCAACGAACCTCAAAATCCAAACGCTTTACTTTGCGTTGGCGTCTTGCCTCTTGCCAGGCAATATCTTGTGAAGTCAGAACATTTGATTTTTGTTCTTTCTGAATAGAGTTTAGCATAACAATACGAGATAAGTCAACTGCTGAAACTTTATCTCCACGGATCGTTGCCATATTAGGACATCCACAAGTGACTGTTTTTGATGGGTGTCCTGTTAATTCTTTATTGCAATCTTTGCATCTTATTGAAATCATTATTCTTCATCCTATTCATTGTAAGTGAGACCTTAACATCCAAATAAACTTACCGTGAGACTCCATCAAATCTTGAACTAGATTAGCAGTTGCATATTGCTTTTGTGCTTCGGATTCCTCTGAAATCTCTTGCATCATTTCACAAAACTTTTCATTATTTTCAAGAAGTTCTTGAAGCATTTCTCTTGCTCCAGATGAACTTGCTGCTTCTTTGATTTGAGTTACCTCAAGCATTCTCGAAAGAGAACTGAGAGGTTTTACATTCAAATAACGCATATGTTCTGAGAGACGATCGATCTCTTCAAACATAGTCTCATACTGACCACCAAAAAGTTGATGGAGTTGAGTAAAGTCTTCACCTACAACATTCCAGTGAAATGCCCAAGTTTTATGGAATAAAACAAAAAGCGATGACTGTGCATCACTCAAGAGTTTATAAAGTTTTTCCATTATACTCTTTTTTTATTTTTATTTATCAAGTGGGAGCAGAGGGATTCGAACCCCCGACATTCTGCGTGTAAAGCAGACGCTGCTACCGCTGAGCTATGCTCCCGTATTTAGGATGCCCACCGTTTTTATATCTTCCACCTCTACTCTTATTTGGAGGTTGAGTTTTAAGAGAGTGGCAATTTGGACAGAGAACCTGCAAATTGCTTGGCGAATGATTAAATGGGTCATCGTCAATATGGTCGATTTCTAATGGAACTTTACCAGTATGGATATTAGTTCCAGACCAACCACATTTAGAGCACTTGTGTAGTGCTTCCTCCAAAAGATAGTTTCTTACATATTGCGATAAATTGTAAGAAGAACCACCTGAAACTAAACCTTGTTTCCATTCAGTAATATACTGATTTCTTGTGTGTTCTTGTTGACATTTGTTGTTACAATACTTACCTCTTTTATGATAAGGATTGTAAGTAAATATCGTAGAACAATTTAAACAAGTAGCGGTTTGTTTCATCAGTTTAGTAGAACACTTTATTATTTATAAGGTATTCTACTAACTCCCCCGACAAGATTCGAACTTGTGACCTGGAAATTAACAGTTTCTCGCGCTACCGCTGCGCCACAGGGGAATAAGTGTAGGTGAACCAACCTACAGTTTAGAGATTGCTCTCAAGGTCTTTTATGTGCCTCTGGCTGGGAATCGAACCCAGTATCCAACTCCTTTGTCAGGGTGTCCTTACCAATAGACTACGCAGAGGAAATGGGAAGTATTAGAGGACTTCCCAGCAAGGGTGATCAATCCCTTGACCTATGAGAGTCCCATAGGATTTAGTTGGCGTCTTTCTATGCTATCTGCATAACGACTACCAAGAGCGAAAGACGAGATTCGAACTCGCAACAACCTGCTTGGAAGGCAGGGACTCTACCGTTGAGTTACTTTCGCAATGAGACAATCATAAACTATTTAAGTTAGATTGTCAAGTGTCGATGAAAGGACTTGAACCTTCATGGATTGCTCCACTGGAACCTAAACCCAGCGCGTATACCAATTCCGCCACATCGACTAGATGGAGTAAGCGTAATATACCTCAAGGATATAACAGAGGCTTACCCTCTATCTTGCTACGGCATTCTGGTTTATCTTTCCAGCGCAAGTAGCAACGACTCAGGAGGGACTTGAACCCCCGACCAACTGCTTAGAAGGCAGATGCTCTATCCAACTGAGCTACTGAGTCATTTGTTTACCTGTATATTGTATCACTCCTTAGGGCAGGTGTCAACCCATGGAGCACATAACCTCATTTCACCTCCTAATAATTTTTGAGCTTCAGAGTTATCTGGAGCTTTCTCGATCAACCGTGGCAAAGGTACTCTAGGTGGATCTGAGTCTCTTGTCAAGCGTTCATAGTCACGAATCGCTTTATCCACATCACGCTCAACCCTTCTATCCACTACACCAGGATCCTGAAGCAGTACATCGTTGATTATGGTGCCTGGGAACAGAGTCCTCTGAACCTCGTCTAGAAGGTCCCAGAGACGCTCCTGAGGCGCTCCAGTGCATTGGGAGAGGGTTGCTACGATAGCACTGAGTATGACGCTTATAAGGAGTATCTGCTTCTTATCTGGTTTCTTTTTTCCGAAGTTAAAATTGAACATAAAAAAAGAGGAGTAGCAACCACTCTCCTCTATTTATTATTCAGTTGTCATATTCTATATTTTATTGTATCAAACTTCTACCGTGATCAGTTTGGAAGCATACTCATGAGCATACGAAGTGCGGGCACCATGATGCCCCCAACCAATCCAACTATACGCATAGTCCATGTAACGATTGATAGACTTGCCAGGAGTTTTCATCCTGTCTTCAATTCGTTGCCATTGAACCTCAGTCATTAGATAACGAAGTTGCGTGTGAAGTGATGATGGAGAACCACCATACCTCTTAGCAAAATCACCCAATCCATAATATCTGTCGGCAGATGTCCATTGAATCAGTCCATAACCGCGACCGCAGTTATGCCAACTGGTTCTGCTACCACCTTCGCAAATGTTAGGAATAAAAGTTGATTCCTGACGGATATTGCCCATAATGGTAGCAAGGGCGTTTCTGTCTTTAATACCACGATCCTGGAAAAAATCCAAGGTAGCATTCTCATATTCATTACACCCTTTACAAATTAGCCTTTTCTCTTTTGGCTTTATTGGTGCAACCTCGCGGATTGCTGTCGTCTCTGGTTCAAACTCTTTAATAATTGAGTAAGGTTTTTCTTCCACTGGGGGAGGCGGACCTTGCAGTTTATAACTAGAGAAAGGCAGTGATGCCGTATTGGTTGTAACCATTGCCATAAGGGGAACGGCTACAGTAAAGAAGTTAAGCATTAAAATTAATTGAACTCTACATCCGTATAGAAAGGGGGTACACCCTTTTCTCAAAGGGCACTTTCCACGGCTCTAAATGTCACTCAAAGTCTCATTATAAGAAAACCCACCTTATGGTGGGTTATTAACATTATAAGTTTTTATTTAGATTTTGTCAATTGGTTGGATTACCGAACATCAACTTCTTGCTCATCTGTCCAATCATCATCCTCCAAACAAAGATAATTCAGTTCTTGCATTCCTTCTGGGATATTAATCCACTCATCAAATTCGGAAGCAATTGCAAGAGCATTAAGTTGATCCTCCATTCCACCATGATCTGCAAGGTGACGAATCCGATCAATAGACCAATTCCTCACATAAGGAACTGGTTCAATCTGAGTTTCCATAATAATCTTTTCGGAAGTACCTGTTGAGGATGTTGCTATTGTAGTAGGCGGGTGTTCCGTTGTCAAGTGATTCTGTGAGAACTCCGTTGACGAATAACTGTCTCGTTTCTTCGAAGTTTGTTTTGCCCTTTGTTTTATGTAATGATAAGATAGTTCGACTAAAATTTTCTCTGCCCAATTTGTCAATGTCTTCTTTAAGTTCCGGACAAGACCCATAGTATTCTTTCCAATTAGATTCTGATTTTACTTTTCGTTTTTTACCTTTTGGTGTTCTAAATTGCCAAAGGTATTTTCTACCAATATATCTCTTACCGTTTAGTTTATTTTCAATCAAATAAACAAATCCATAATGGTCTCCGATATCTTCACTTGTGAAAGGATTCCCATTATAGATCCAAGGATTATCATAGTCAATATCTATACTCATCAATAATATCTAAAACCTCATTCAGATATTTATGAGCAAGTCCTTTCATATCCATTTCTGGTCGAATATGATCTTTGTGTAATTTATCTTTTAATTTTAAAACACGAACTTTAAGTTCGTCTTTGTTTATTTGATTTTTTGGCATAAAAAAGAGGAGTGTGACCTCCCCTATCTATCAGATATCATTTAACCATTCTTTACAAAAGTCATAATCTCCAAACATAAACTCATCACATTCTGCCGCTTCTTTGTATGCGTTCAGAATTTCCTGTTCACACCATTCATCATAGTTTGAATCCTGAGAAAGTATTTTTGGTAACATCTTGTTTGATTCCACCAACTACATATGATTCTACTTCCGTTTCCTGGGGAGCAACCTGGAGACCTTTAGAAGAAATCCAGTGCTGTGTCCAAGGAAGTGGGTTGTTGTTTGCTGAAATATCGTAT